TTTTGTTTGCAGGTAATGGCACGAATAAGTTGCGTATGTTCAGGCTGCGCTTGGGTGCGTAACAGAACGCATTTGAATACAAGGCATCCTGCACCCCTATCGTGTACACCACATCTGACCAACTTTGGATTGCATTCGGCTTGGCAATCATGTCCAACAGCCAGTGCGACTCAACTATCTCCCCATTTTTGTTGTACAACTTTGGCTCATTGGTGGCCATCATTGATGCTCGTTTGTTGATAACTGCCCTCAACTCAGGGATTTCGATGAACAATTTCCATGAGTCATTTGTGTCTACCCACACTGCATCTTTCTTCCCCCAAATCTGTGTTTGCATGTCCAACATCCCCCTGACCTGATTGATGTACCTGTCGTTAGGATTGATGTCTATGCCGAAGAAATTCTCCCAAAAGTTGATTATATTCATATTTTCTTGTATTCGTTCTTACAAAGTTACTATAAAAAATTTTCAATATACTACACTAATTCCTTGAACATCGATTGCGCAAAGATTGACATCCCTGCCATGCAATCAGGTGCATCGTCATTTTTGTTCTTCCCCTCCTTACTGAATGTCAGTATGTTACCAATGAATTGGTGGCATGAGGCATCCTCAGTGGTGACGAATATGAGCCTGTTCATTATCCATGCGCTGTTCATGATTATGCGAGTCATCTTGTTCGTGGTATTCTGCACTTGCAGGATGCGTGTTTGATTGCACAGGCCTTGCAACTGCCTTGCGAACATTGCACCCATGCTGTTGGACTCCACCCTGCAATATGCTGTTCCCCATTTGTTCAGTTTGGCTGCACACAATGGAAGCGTAATGTCGGTGTTGTCCCTTGTGAACACAAAGTCAGTGACATAGAATTGCTTACCAATCACCACACACACTGCCATGGCCGTATAATCTGCTCCTTGGTCAGCGACATCGATGTAGGCCACTGAGCCATCTATACCTGTTGGATTTTGCTCTGTTTTATTGCTCTCTACGATACTTTGGAATTCTTCCTGTGGGATTTGTTGTAATTCGTTAAACAATCGCCCTCCGATGTCCACAGGCTGCTGCATGTATTCGGCCTCCCATATCTCCTTGGCTGTGCGTTTGCGCTTCTCGTGATACTCCTCTGTCGTCATAACGGCCTCACAGAATGAATTGCCGTTGTCATCCAGTGCAGGAATGATGATTGATTTGTCGTAAATCCCTGACTCCATTGACTTCCCAATGACATCTTGGATTGACCATCGTGTGCCTATGTCGATGCGTTTGCACCCTGACTCGAAGCGTGAGTCATGCGTTGATTGTTTCCATTGGTGTATTCTGTCATTGACTGTGTCGCTGAGTGCATCCTCGATACCCCTGTAAAGGTCATCCGTAATACCCACCTTGGTTGCACCAAAGCCGATGATTGTTCCTCCCACACCTGCTCCGAAGTAACCCACCTGTTTGGATGAATTCGTGTTCCATCCTTGCAGATTCTTTTTGTCCTCAGATAACTTGACCTCAGGGAATACGGCCTGAAACCTATCTGACTTGATGATGGTACGGACATCGTATGCGAACTTAACATACAAAGTTGCTGTACAGGCATTGCGCATGACTGACTCACTTGGCGACTTACCCAATGTCCATGCACAATAACAGGATGTGATGTACGACTTCCCTGCCCTTGGTGGCATTGACACTGATAGTGCTTTGATTGTCCCCTCCTCGATTTCCTGCATGGCCTGAGCCACTTCCCTGAGGAATGGTCGCTGCATAAAGAAGTCCCTGTCGTAGTACATGCAGAACTGCCAAAAGTCCCTCCTTGCCAACTCCTGCCGTAACACCTCCTTGATATGCTCCTTATTGGCTGTCATCCTCATGCAGTAATGCTATCAACTCATCAGTGCTTAGGCCTGACAAATCAGGTTTGCTATCATTGATTGAGAACTCCTGCCGTTCTACATAGCCTCTGCCCTTTCCTTTGGTCTTGAGAAAGAATATGATTGAGGCCACATTGCCATTGAATATCTGCTCATGCAACTTGCTCTCTGCGAAGTCCAATGTAACCCCCTCGACATCCCTCACCTGCTGTGCGTATTCCAAATCCTCCTTGAGCCATCGGTAGTGCGTTTCCCTGCTGATACCTACTGCTTTACAGGCATTGGTCACCACCCCTAAGGATTTGTTCAAGGCCTCTATCATTGCTTTCTTTTGTGCTTCTGTTTTCATCGTGCGATTGGTTGTTTCTTTGACACTTTCATGTTGTCCAATAGTGCAAAGTTAATGAATGGTTTTCTTGCAAAGTCATCATTGTTATCGATTGGAAACCCTTGAGGGACTGCCTCCTGATTTGGGAATACTATTGCGCATTTCAATTTGTGCTTGATGATGAGGTCATCCTGCCTCCCTCCTGCACTTGCAGTGAGTATGAGATTGCTTGGTATGTCGTCCATGCGATTGACCCAATACTGCAATGACTTGGTGTATGCCCACATCTCAACATCAGGATTGGCCTTGGCAAGTTGCACCCACATGTCGAAGTACTGCTGATTGAAGAAGTCCCCTGCTGCATGAATACGGATTGCCTTACACCCCTTTGGGATTTCAGGTATTCCCCCTGCCCTCACATAGTCGTAATTGTTCCATCGGTGTTCCCTCACAGCAGGAAATCGCTCAGGTGATGCAGCATAGCATCTGTACTGCCCTCGCTTGACATCGAACTTGCCTGTGTGCCTATCAACACTGACCTTGCACTCCAGTGCGAATGGGCATGAACTCCCTGTTGGTAGATTCCACTCATAAACCACCCCTGTGTAATACTTGGTGTTGCGCACGAACTTCCCCTTGAAGTCCCCTTTTTTTAATGTGTCACTTTGTGTCATATCCCTTGTATATCAATTTGACTAATTCGTATGCCTGTTTGCTGTTATCGACCTCATAGTCCCACTCTGACAACTCGATGTTGCTGATGCGTGTTGCTATGGATTTCAACTGCCTTTCTGTTTGTGTTGAACCCCTTTTCAATCTTCCTTGGCTTCCATCCCCATTGATACGGATTATTGTTGGATTGGCCTTTGTGATGAAAGTTGAATTGGTGAACCTGTCACCCTCCAAAATTACGAAATCCTGTTCAGTATGTTTGAGGAACGCATCCACATCTGTCATGATTGACATTGATAACCTGTCGCTCCCTTGGAACATTGAGCCATCGTATTTGCCTACGATAACGATGTTGTCATTCCTGTGAAAGTAGAATTTGCCATATTTATGCGTTCTCAGGCATTTAAAATACTTTAACAGCGATTCTATTGCCCATGTCTTGCCAACTCCGGCACAGCCTATTAAAAGCACTCTATTCGGTGTTCTCATCTTGCGTTTCTTTTTTCAAATAAGTATTTGTGTTCGTATGTTTCCTCCCTGAATTGCCACAATGGTGTCCAATCGACTCCCTGAGTGATGGCCTGACTCATTTTGAGGATTTCCTTTCCTGCCCTGTCGATGTAGAAGCCTACATAACGCTTCCCCATGCGATGTTTCTTGTATGCGCATAAGGTTGTTTCGATGTTCCATACATTTGTGTGTTCAATCTTCATCCTTGCGACTGATTGTCTTATCTCAGTGAACTTGGTTTGCAGGAAATCATGTTGCTCCTTGCTCAGTACCCTCCCATTCCTGTGAGTATTGTATTCTGTGAGGTCAAAGGCCAATGCCACCCCATTCCTGCATGACTCAGCATCTTTCAGGATGAGTGTTGATGGCTCGATTGGTAATTCAGTGAGTACATTGAGCATTTCCATGTAGATGAACAGCGTAAACCTGCCAAATGTGTAGATTTCGCTTGTTTTGTTCCACACATTGTTGTAACTGATGTCATTTGTTGCTCCCAACAGGCCTGTGAAGAACTCATGCTGTGTTTTTTTGCCAATCATGTCCCTGTATGAGATGAAAGCATCAACAAATTGGTTGCTTGACTTGACCCTGAGCCTGTCTGTTTGGAAAATGAGGTTATTTCTGTTCTTGTCCCACCACTTTTGAAGCCTGTTGGCATCCACATTCTCGAAATCAGGGAAATCGTTGTACATGAAGTAAGTGGTTGTTGGAGAATAACAACAGGCATACAGGAACGCTAACCAATATCGCTGCTCAATGTTCAACTCAAATCTGTTGGCGATGTACCTCAGTGTGTCGTTCGCAGGGTCAATGTCCCTGATGATTGAACTCCTTGAATGGTATTGCAGGTATTTGTTCAGATTATCCATAAGTATTGTTTTACCCCTTTGCGTGTTGATGTTTCACTGACAAACCTCATCCCCATTTTTTCATAGAATTTGTTGGCTGTTTCGTTCTCTGCATTGCATTTCAGCAATAGCCTGTACCCTGACCTGTGAGCAATCTTCTTCACCCTGTCGAATAACACCTTGGCCACCCCATGCCTCCTGAAAACAGGATGAACACCAATTTCGTGAATGATGTATGCTCCCATTTTGGGTGAATAGCCGTATCTGACAAATCCCTTTTCAGGGATGACGATAAACTTGTGCGTGGCCTTTCCAGTCAAGTAAAAATGGAATGTTTGGTACTGATTGAAGTCACCTATCTCCTTTGGCTTGACCTTGTAGATTTCCTTTATCCAATCGGCATCCTCCTTGACTGCTAATCTTATTTGCGACTCCATGAATGTAACTTGTTGATTTCTAACTGCTTGGGTTGACAGAATGGAATTGCCCTTGTGAATATGTCCTTGGTTGAGGCAAAGAAAATTGAGTCAAACCTTTGCAAGTACCACAAAGGCCTCCTACCATTGGTGAAAGCATAAAGGCAATCGTCCTGCAATAACAGGCCTGAGAATGACCCAACACCCTCTACGAATGTCACCATCTCCTCAGGATTGAAATCTGACTTCCTCAGGACTATTTCACCATCGTTGTCTGTTTCCATTTCAATTCCCCATTTGGCTTGAATTTCAGATTTTGTCCCCATGTCGATAACCCCATTGAACACCAATGAAGTGTCGTTTACTACAATTGGCTGATTGTTTTTGTGGTCTGTGAAATCACCACTTGTGGAGTACCGATTATGAAAAATGAGCGTATCTGTATCAGGAATTTCGATGCTGTTGAACTCCTTTTGAAAGTATTTTTGAGTCGTGATTTGACCACTTTCGAGGTAAGAAATTCCGTATGAATGAAGTCCCCTGATGCGACTTTC